CGTCCCCGTCATCGCCCTCTCGCAGCTCAACCGCGACGCCGAAGAACGCGCCGAGCCAAAACTGTCTCACCTCCGCGAAAGCGGCAGCATCGAGCAAGATGCCGATGTTGTCGCGTTGCTGCATCGTCCGGAGCGGATCACGCACAAGGAAGAAGACAAAGGCAAGGCCGTCCTGATCCTGGCCAAGCAGCGCAACGGCCCCGTCGGCCGCATCGAACTCCTCTTCGACGCCGAGATCACCAAATTCAAAAACAGCACGGAAGATCTTTACTCGAACAAGACCGAAAAGCGCCAAGCCATCACCACCAGCAAATCCACCTACCAACCCAACAACTTCAACGACAAAGACGGAGATTAACCTATGAGCCACCAAGAAACCATCGCCCGCATGAACGCCGAATTGAACACCACCGAAGCCTGGGAACGCCGCTGGCAAGTCGAACGCGAGCACAACGAGCGTCTCCTCAAGCAAGCCAGCCTGGCCCGCACCGGAGTCCACCAGCTCCGCGCCCGCGCCATCGAACGCTACAGCGCCTATCAGCAAAGCGCCGGCCAAGCCCGCACCGCGAATGACCCCCGCCGCGCCGACCTCCACGAAAGAATGTGCAGCACCCAAAGCGGCATGACCCGCGCCCTCGACGACGTCCTCCAACTCTTCGACCAGATCGAGCATATCGAATGAAAACCCTGATCCTCACCTGCTCCCGCAACGACACCTATTGCGGCGGCTACGTCGCCGGCCTCATGGCCGCCATGCAGAGCCCGCATTTTGCCGGCTGGTGCCACCTCGACCACGAAAGCGACATCGCCCGCGGCCGCAGCAAACTCCTCGACCGCGCCCTGGCCCAGACTGACGCGCCCGCCTTCCTCTGGATCGACGACGACATCGCCTTCACCGCCGCCGACTTCGACACCATCTGCCAATGTGACCAGGACATCATCGGCGGCCTCTATCCCTTGCGCCACGCCAGCCGGCGCCCCTGCCACGGCCGGATCATCCCCACCGCCGCCCGTGGCCCCATCGTCGCCGTCGACGCCATCGGCACCGGCTTTTTGCGCGTCACCCGGCGTGCCCTGGAATCCATGCGCCCCCTCATGCAAAAGACCGGCGACCTCCCGACCGAAGGTCCTGGCTGGACCCACTGGTTCCCCGCCGGCCTCCGCGACGGACGCTACCTCTCCGAAGACTGGGCCTTTTGCTATCTCGCCTGGCAAGCCGACATCCCAGTCCACGCCCACCGCGACATCCGCCTAAAACACATCGGCATCCACGATTACACCCTGCCATGAACATCACCATCATCATGCCCGTCTGGAACCGCGCCGACACCCTCCGCCGCGCCATCGAATCCACCGCCGGCCAAGGCGCCGACCAGTTTGTCATTATCGACGACCACAGCACCGACGGCTCCTACGAGATCGCCTGCGAATACCCTGGCGTCGTCGTCCACCGTCACGCGGAGAAAAGCACCGACCACCTCCGCGCCCTCGAGCCCATCATCGAAAATCTCCAGACCGACTATGTCCTCGGCATCGGCGCCGACGATTACCTCTATCCCGGTTGTATCGCCGCCCTTCGCCGCGGCTACCTCCACGCCCAAGGCGAACGTCCCGGCGCCATCTTCGCCGACTTCGACCACGTCGACAGCCAGGCGCAACTCCTGCGCACCGTCCGCTACAGCCCGGTCATGGTGCACCTCCCGCCCGAGCAATACCGTGCCTACATCGCCCACAAAAGCGTTCGCCCCGAATGCGGCGTTGCCAGCCTGATCCGCCACGACCTCTTGGTCTGGCTCCAGCGCGAAGGCTACGCCACCACCGGCTATTTGTCAGACGTGTGGGGCTACATGCTCGCCGCCCTCCGCGCCGGCGCCGTCTACGTCCCCGGGCCCTACGCCGCCTTCACCACCCGAGCCAAAGAGCCAAGCTTTAGCGCCCGCGGCACGGCCAACCCCGCCGAGCGCGAGCGCATCGCCCGCGACGGCACCGCCTTCCTCAACCGCCCCGCCATCGCCCCCTACGCCCAAGGCATCAAATGGCCCGTCTGAGCCTCCGGCAGTTTTCAGTCTTCAGTTTTCAGTATTCAGCATGAAACCAAAACCCAAGCCGCCCACCGCGGCGCAATACAAACGACTCCAGCGCGAAGCGTCCGACTGGCGCGAATGCGCATGGATGCTTTTAGGGCAACTCATGGGCACCGCCGCCGACACCCGCAAAAGCGGGGCATGCACCCATTACGACTATCTCACGCGCACCACCAGCGTCCCGTGGCCCAAACGCTACCCGCACGGCTACAAACCCAAACCTCTGCCAACTCCACTCTCATGAAAACTCGCAAACACACCTACTTCGTCATCGACACCGATGGCATCAACTTCACGCCCGCCATGAAACCCGCGGGCCCGTTCGCCACCATCGCCGCAGCCGAAGCCTGGCGCCTGCCAACTGAAAACTGAAAACTGCCAACTCTGCCCTTATGTCCTACATCCAAAAACCCAACACCTGCCCAAAATGCGGTTCGCCGCAAGTATCAACAAAACTGGACGGAACCACAGCGCGTATTTGGTTTGTCTGCGGGAGCTACGGCTACGCAGACAAACCAGACCAAGTATTTCGCAGTTCGGACAAATGCCTCGACAGAGAAGAGATCAACACCTTGCAGCGCAAGGTCAAGGAACTGCAGGTCGCGTTAGACTTCGCCAACGAAGCCGTCGATCAGCGGGAGCGTTCTCGCACAGAGGCAGAAGCCAAGCTCGACGACCTCCAAGCCTCCACGATCCACAGTTGCGGGGACTCCTGCAGTCGCCCCATGTGCGTGTTGCGGAGGGAGAGGGATGCCTACAAGGAGGCGTTAGAAATGATCGCCTATAACTGCAACAACCCTCGCGCAGACTACCAAGCAGTCGCAGATGCAGCACTCACGGCGATTGAAGATATGCGAGCCAAGGAAGGAGAAGCGAATGTTCCGTTGGAAGAAAACGAAGGGCTTCACGAAGATATAATATTTTGGCTAACAAGGGCGGCAAATTGGCGCTGCATCTCCGCAAGTTTGCTGGTTTATGCCGAGTATTTGTTGAAGTGCATACCCGACAGATCAGAAATTGACTGGACGGTTCTGGAGCAGGCGCGAGCAATGTTTAAGGAGGAAGGCAAATGACCAACGAACAAATCAACGTCGCCATCGCGAAAGCGTGTGGGTGGACGGACACCGAAATCGTCAGTGAGGGTGGAAAGCTAATGTATGGGCAGACAGAAGTTCCAAACTATTGCGGCGACCTCAACGACATGTGGGCGGCAGAAGCATGTTTAACTCGCGACCAGCAAGAAGAGTGCGCTTATCAACTGTCCGAAATCGTCGCGCCGATTACTGGCGAGCCGTGGAAGTTGATGCATTCGAGTGCTTTTTCGCGAGCCAAGGCATTCCTGCGAACTGTCGGCAAATGGAAGGAGGCGAAATGAGCAACGAAGAGATTAATGATGCAATTGCAGAAGACATCCAATGGAAGGAAAGTTGGCAATATAGACCAAACTACTGCTCATCCGACTCCGCTTTTGCGATTGCGATGCTCTGCTTTATCGCAGCCTACCTTGTTGGCGATTCGCAAGGGATAGTGGTGTGGAAGGCAGTAGGCGCATTCTGGATTGCGGTTCACCTTGTCCGCAAGTGGAAGGAGGCACAATGAGCGAAGAAGACAATTTATCTAGAGCCGGATGGGTTCACGTTTGCCGAGGCTCAAGAGAGGGATGCAGCCGAGACCCTTCGTCTGCATCCCGCACATTTCCGTATTGTTGCCGCTACTATCACAATGGGTCTTGGTGGAGCATAAAAATACGAGCACATGGTTGGGAAGACGCAGAAGCTCGCGCAAAGCGATTGGGGCTACAATTAGACGGGCGACACATTGTCACCATTTATGGGGTATTGGGAGAGATCGCATGTGTGTTTTTAGAAATGTGGCGGACGTTATGGAAATCAGAGGAGGAAAGCAAATGAGCGACACCCCCGAAATCGACGCAGCAGAGCTTTACTACGATGGGCCAACTGGCTTCGTGCCGATTGAGGTTGCGCGGAAGGTTGAAAGTAAGCTCAACGAGGCGTTGAAAGAAAATGCGCGGCTAAGGCCAGCCCTCATGGGTTTCAGCCAAGCCGAGGAGCTAATGGAACTGCGGGAGGACTTGCGAAAGGAGCAACGATGCTCCCTTGATTTGGCGAGACAGAACAACATCCTGCAGGACTATAACAAAATCCTCGGCCAAGAGCTGCAGGACACCAAGCAAGAGCTTAAGGAGGCGCACCGAGAGATCGCCAAGCTCAAAGCCAGTTCCAACGAGAACTATTGGGAGTTATCGCGCCAGCGGGGCAATATGCTCCATGCGCTGCATGAGATCAGCACGGCGGTGAAGCGGGGGATGAGCAGAGGGGGCGCAACAAAAACCAAGTGACCTCAGCCATCTGAACACGTCACTCGTCACAAGTCACACGTCAGGCGCCTTATGATTTTCACCGCCCATCCCATCCACGAAGCCCCCACGTTGCTCGGCCGCGACCCCGCCGGCAACGTCCTCGTCCGTTTCGACGACGGCGTCCGCCGCATGACCCCGGATCAGCTTGTCGAATTCCACAAACTCTTCGAGGAACGCATCCGCCTCGAGATCGAAGATCCTTACCGCTACGGCGCCGTCCTGCCCGTTTGGTCCACGGCCGACCGCCAATTCGCCGAACTCCGCGAGCAATTCCCCAAAGGCGTCACCGAGTTGCTCATCCTCGGCGGCAACCGCGCCAGCAAATCCCGCTACCTCGCCCGCCGCGCCGTGCAGATCCTGGTCAATACCCCCGGCGCCAAAGTCTGGTGCCTGCAATCCACCGAAGCCTCCAGCATCCAGAACCAGCAACCCTACATCTGGGAATACCTCCCCGCCGAATGGAAACCCGCCGCCTCCGGCAAACTCCGCAAAGGCGTCGTCACGAACATCACCTACTCGCAGAAAGGCGGATTCACCGAAAACTCATTCGTCCTCCCGAACGGCAGCCAGTGCTGGTTCAAATTTTACTCCATGGACGTCAAAGCCGTAGAAGGTGCCGAATTAACCTACTGCTGGGCGGACGAATTGGTCGAGCCAGCCTGGATCGAGGCCCTGCGCTTTCGTCTCATCACCCGCAACGGCGAACTCGCCGTCGGCTTCACGCCCGTCCTCGGCTACACCGACACCGTGGCCGAATACCTGGCCGGAGCGATCACGCTCGAGGACGCACCCGCCGAACTCCTCACCGACCTCAAAGGCCAGCCGCTCCGCGTGCCCCGCGTCCAGCAATGCAGCAAGCCCACCGCCCGCGTCGTCTACTTCCACACCGCCGACAACCCCTTCGGCAACTACGAGGCGATGCGCACCGAACTCCTCAAGTCGTCGAAAGACCGCGTCCTCATGCGGGCCTACGGCGTGCCGACCAAGAAGGCGGCGAATATGTTCGCCAAATTCAACACCTCGGTCCACGTCATCCCGCCGGACCGCGTGCCCAAGACCGGCGTAAATTATCACGTCGTCGATCCCTGCAGCGGACGGAACTGGTTCATGATCTGGGCCCGCTTCGATGAGACCGGCCGCTGCTTCGTCTATGACGAATGGCCGAGCCAGGTCCGCGAAGTCCCCGGCGTCGGCCTGCCCGGGCCCTGGGCCGTGCCCGGCGGGAACAATCCAGACGGCGTCGCCGGCGAAGCGCAACGCTCCTTTGGCTTCGGCCTCTCGCATTACAAGCTGGAGATCGAGCACCTCGAGGCCAAGCACGGACGCGACCTCGGCCTCAACGAACCGATCACCGTCTTCGAGCGGCTCATGGACAGTCGCTACGGCAACAGCGCCACCGTGGCCCGCGAAGCGCCGACCACCTTGATCGAAGAATGCGCCGACATCGGCCTGGATTTCACCGCCGCCCCCGGCGATTCGATCAAGGAAGGCGTTACCATGATCATCAACTGGCTCAGCTACGACGACAACCAGGAGATCAGCGCCCTCAACCAGCCGAACCTTTATATCTCGAGCAACTGCAAAAACATGATCTTCGCCCTCAGCCAATACACCGGCGAAGGCAA